AATAAAGGCGCGGCTAAGGCCGAGGAAAGTGGTGGGTAATTACTCAATATATCAAACAAGTAAAAGTAAAGCGAGACTTCTTGCCAAAACAACTTGAAGTGCTTAAGGCCCTTGAGGACCCGAAGTGTAAATTCATTTTGTATAGTGGCGCGTTTCGTGCCGGAAAGACATTGTTGTTAGCAAATATTGCTATAAGGACATGTCTTGAGAATCCCGGATGCGTGGGATTCTTAGGCTCTTTAACATACCCTCAGTTAAGGGATGTGGTATTTACTGTATTCAAACAAGAAGCGCAACTTTATCAAAAAGCGTTAGATGATGCAGGAATACCAATTACAATAATACCTAAATTAATATCTACAGCTGGAAATATGAGAGCTGAGTTCTATAACGGGTCAGTTGTTCATTTTAAGTCTTGTGATGATGAAATGAAGATTCGTGGTATGACATTAGACTTCTTTGGGCTTGATGAACCTATTGATATTGACGAAACCGTATTTACTCAGTTAGTTGGACGTATTTCTGGTAATGTGTTAAAAAAACCATTTGGCATATTGACAACAAATCCTGGTAGTGAGAACCACTGGATATATAGACGGTTCTTTGTAGAAAGTAATGATAAATATAGAATGATAAAAACTACTACCTACGACAATATGCTTTTACCTGATTATGATAATTATATTAAATCACTTCAAGAGAACTTTGATGATGATTGGATAAAACGTTTCTTAGACGGAGATTGGGGAGCGTTCGCTGGGCAGATTTATAAAAATTTTAATCCAGATAAACACATTATAAGCGCGTGGGAATATGAAGAAAATAAAAAAACCGGAGATATTGAACGCAAAGGACTCAAAAAAGACATCGCTGCGAAAATTAAGTATTTTATTGCCGGTGTGGATTTTGGTGTAAATAATCCTACTGCAATATTAACTATCGGTATTACAACTGCGCGGGAAGCTATCATTGTCGATGAGTGGTACCAAAGTGGTAAGACTAGTAGGGAAACAGTTGTCAAATTAAAATATTTAGATTCACAATTTAATTATAAAAAAATATATATAGACCCTTCATCATTGGATTTAATTACCCAATGTGAACAAAGCAAATTACCTGTTGAGGCAGGTATTAATAAAGTTGAACCTGGTATAGCAAAGGTAAAATCTTTATTTAAAAAGGATTTAATTTTAATAGACCGTAAATGCTTTAATACGTTAAGAGAACTTCCGGCCTATAGGTATGACCGCGACAGAACAAATCAAAATCATACTGAAAAACCTATTAAATTCGATGACCATGCTTGTTTTGATAAAGATACAGAAGTTTTAACGACAGATGGATGGAAATTATTTAAGGATATAACTTATGCTGATAAGTTAGCTACTTTAAATATGGATTGGAATTTAGAATATCAAAAACCTAGTAATATTATTAAAAAAAAGTCAGATACTATTATAAAGTCTAAGTATTTTGCGGTAACTAATGACCACAAAATGCTGTATTCAACTCAATACCAGGCAAAAACAGGCAGTAAAAAATTACTTATGGCGCCATTAAACGAAATTAAAACAAGAGCTTTTTGGATACCTAAAGTATGTAATGCCTGCACTAGGGCTACTTCTTATGAGGCCATAGACGCATATACATTAGGTTTTTACCTTGCTGAAGGTTGTAAATCCATATCTAGAGGACGGAAGTATGTACACATAGATAATACTAATATACAATATATTAATAAAATACATAAAATTTATGGCGGTTGTATCTCAACTTCAGTTAGAGAAAAGTACTTACCAATTCATAGATTATCTATTAAAAGTGATTATTTATATGATACCTTGCCTTTTGGACTTTGTGACAAAAAACGCATACCAAGGAATTTTCTACAAACAGCCTCATTTGAACAACTATATGACTGTTTTCTAGGAATGGTCGATGGTGATGGTAGTGTGGATTCTCGAGGACAGATAACCTATAATACAACTTCTAAAGGCCTTGCAGATGATTTTCAGGAGTTATTGTTATTATTAGGTATGAATGGGTCATTATATTCAACAAGAAAAGCAAATAAGAGCAAAAGGCAAAAAGAATGCTACAGAATTTATATTTATACTGATAAAAGTAAATATCATCAAGTTATAAAATCTAACCATTTAAAAGCAGAAAAATATAATGACTTTGTGTATTGTGCTACAGTTCCTAATGGTACTTTATGTGTAAGACGACACGGCAGAATAATTTTTTGTGGAAACTGTGACGCTTTGAGATATGCTCTATATACATTTAAAGCTTGGAAGTTAAGAAGTAAATTTAGCACAGTTCCAAGACCATTGTGGACATTAGAGAAAGGCGGATTAATATGAAAAAGACAATAGGTGATTATGCTAAATCATTTTGGGATGAATATATTGCACCTACAAAACCTATGGTAGTAGATGCTAAGAAAAATAAATTTCTTCCCAGAAACTTCGATAAAGAACTTAAGCAGCAAGGATATAGTAAATTATCTCCAAAACGCAGAAGTGAGATATATTCAGAATCCCCTTTGCTTGCAAAAGGTATTAAGAAGAAATCATTAGATACATTTCGCGCGTGGTTTTTACTCGAGTCGATTAATGATAGTAAACCAATTTCTCAAGACCTTGAATTATTAAGAGAATTTGAAACACGAAGTAATTATAAATATAAATTATATGAAGCAAAAGAATCTGCGCATGTTTATGGTAATGGTTTTGTTCTAATAACATTTCAAAATGATGAAGATACTAAAATACAAGACCCTCCAGCACCGGGCAGTATTCCTTGGGATGCGACTATTCTTAATGCGGAGTATATTTCAGAATTAAAGTTCTTTAATAATTATTATGAAAAAAAAGGAATATTACATTATTACTATAACGATGGTCGCGGAAAAGAAATGTATATTCATCCAGACCGTATTCAACATGTGCCAGCAAATAAAATTCCCGGACATAAATTAGGTATTTCGACAATTGACCTTTTAAGGTATACCATGTTCAGTAAGAAAAATGTCGACATTGCTGCGGGGCACATTCTTGCTTGGTTTAGTCATGGCTTTCTTGATATTGCAGTAGCTGATATGGAACCTGATGAACAAGAGACTTATGAGAAACAAGCAAACACACATCCAGGCGCATGGATTCACGACCAGGATATGACAATAGATGTTAAGAATCCACAAGCAATTAATCCTAAACCATTTTACGATTTTATTGTATTAAATATTGCGGCTGCATTGAATATGCCTACTCATGTATTAACTGGCGTTCAGACTGGCCGTGTAACAGGCTCAGAGATTGGTTTTAGTGACTATTATAGAGACGTTAGAGATGAACAAGTATTAATCTTCACGCCATTAATAGAAAAGCTTTATTCTCGTATTTTAACTGCTCATGGCAGAAAATGGAAATACAAAATCGTATGGAATCCAATCTATATTGATGAAATGAGTGAAGCTAATTTATTAAATATTAAAATGACTGCTGCCAAAACAGGTCTTGAGGGTAACTTCATAGATACCGAGGAGGCGCGGGGAATTATGAATAAAGGACAAATTGAAGTTGATACCACAAAAAAGATAGCACCAAGACCAATGCCTCAAAGACCAGATATTGGTGAACGAGAGCCTGTCCCTCCAAAGAAAAGAGGAGAGGATAAGGATGTATCGGATAAAAGTAAGTAGTAGTTGGTTAACAATTGCAGAGGAATTTGGGCAACTTGGTGATATAAAAGTATGGAATAAACTGGCCAAAGACGCAGCGCATCAAATGAAAAGAGAGGCACGTCGATTATGTCCAGTAGATACCGGGATGCTTAGAGACTCTATTTATATTAGAAAAATGGGAGACTTAACTTATGAATTAGGTTTCACCGTTTACTATGGTATTTGGAATGAATATGGGTGGCGTGGCATTCCACCAATTGGTGATGAACAAAACCCAAAATTCTATAAAGGTGGTTATAGGCCATTCTTAAGACCCGCTGCCTGGAAAGTTATTCATAAAATGCCAGAGTTCCTAAATCAATACTTCGATGTACTAAAAGGACCATAATAAAAAGGAGATATAAAAATGGGAAAAGGTAAAAGAACCCGAGCAAATAAAAGTCCTCGTACTGAGGCATTACCAAAAGATAAAAAGCTAACCCCTCTTGAACAGGGCGAAGCAAATTATTTCCAGCAATTAGTCCAGTTCTCAAACACATACGGACAATTGTTGAAACAGTCGGAACAGTATAAACTTGTTCTTGGCAAACTGGAAGAACGAAGAACCAAAATACAAAAGGGAGAAATTAAACTTCCAATCATGGTTCAGTTAACGGGTAATTCGTTTTACAGTGAATATGATAAAAAATCTGTATTAGAAGATATTGATAAGCAGATAATATCAATCAAAGAGTCTTTAAAAGGCATTAGAGGCCAATTAGAGCACAGAAAAGATGATTATGTAGATTCTGCTATTAAAGTTAAAAAGTTCTTAGAGAGTCGTTTTGACGGCTTTTCAGCAACACAAATAACTGGTCACCGAATTAAAGGTACTAAAAAAGAAGAAGAAAAACTCTTTGAAGCTGACTTTGAGAAACTTATGAAAGAAGTAGATGGGAAACCAAATCCTAACTATGACCCAAAAGTGTCTAAAAACTTTGAAAAGGCAATGAAAGACGCCGTTGAAAAGAATAAGGAGAAATAAGTATGGATATAATGGGTGCGGAAAAACAAAAGAAATATATTAAACTCGCACTATATCTATTGCGGAAAAAACTTAATGGTTGTTCAACAAGTGGCGATATATATCAAGATATGGATTGCTGTTCAAATCCTGCTGTCCGAATTATTCGCGATATAATAAAAGAAGAAGCCTCAAAGTTTGATACTAAATATCATTCCAAAGTTATGGAAGATTGTGGATTACTTGGATTATGGATAATGTATAAGGATACTGCATATAGAGATTCCTTCTTTAATTTAATTCAAGCAATGCTTGACCACAAAGAAGAACTTGAAAAAGTAATTGAGCCATATTTAAAAGATAAGGAAGATTACTATGTTAATACTTGGATAAGGTCAAGGAAAAAAACTGCTGAATTACGTAAAAAAGGGGTTATTCCTGAGTATGCAAAATCACATGAAGAAACTATCTTTACTCCCACTGCTCAACAAAAAAGATTAAAGAAATATTACAGTAAGTGATTTTTATGCCTAAAGAAAATAAAGAAAATGAGTACCAAGAATTTACATTCGAAGTAAGTATGCAAGTATCCCAGGTAGAGAAAACTAACACTGAAAATATAGAATGTGCTTCTGGTGATTCGACGGCGATAACTACAAGACGAGCTATCGCAATTGTTGGCGATAAAATAATTAGAGGTAACTTTATGCCAGCAGTAGAACTTAAGAAATCAGCTGAAGCGTGGAATGGTACATTACATGACATTAACCACATGGGAACAACCAGAATTACGGCAATGTCAATGTATGGAATGACTGGGTCAGATATACGATACTTCGTTGGATGGCAAGATAATATCCAATATGATGAAGAATCTAAATCAGTATCAATGGATATACACATAGATGAAAATACTATGTATGGTAAAACCCTTAAATCATTTATTGAGCTTTGTGATAAAGCAGGTAAAGTTCCTAATGTATCTATATCATTCTTCGCAAAACGCCGACAAGAATATGTAAAGAATTTACCTATTGATTATGAGGCGTATGGGCTAGACCCAGAAGATAAGATTAGTTACATATATGACATTCATCCTCGTGCCCTTTCTACCGTTCTGGAAGGCGCATGTAGTGATAAAGACGGATGCGGAATCAGTAAACAGCAGGAAAATAACTGCGACCTAGATGGTGAAATAGAAAAGAAAAGACAAGAACTCATAAAAGAGTTAAAAAAACTAGATGAGGAAGAATAATGTCTAAATATGACGACATGTCCCCTGAAGAGCTACAAGTAGAACTTGAGGCTCGAAAGAAAGCAAAACTTATAAAAGAGCTTTCCAGTCAGGACGCAGAAAAAGAGCGCATTGAGATGGAAGCGCATGACAAAGCCATTGCTGAAAAAGCGGTGAAAGAGTTTATGGAAGCTAATCCACCTGCGCCAAAAATAGACGTCACGACTCCAGAGACGGTAGAAAAAGATACTAATGAATATGGTACTTGGTTTAACAAGTTCGTTGGCAAAAGTGGCCATAAATATTTGGATTATGAAGAAATTGCTTCTTTAAGTCCAATTGAATATACCAACTCTGATAGTGGTTGTGATACGGACGTTAGTTCCTGGTCTCCAGCAGATACGTATGTAAATGCTGTTTGGCATGCAATGTATTGTAAGGCTGACCTTATGAAACTTTGTGTTCCAGGGCTAGAAATTAACAAAGGGGATGGACTTACTGTTCAAATCCGAACTATTGGTAAATTCGGTGCACCTACAGAAGCTGATGCTTGTGAATGTGTATCTTGTGCCAGCAATACTCTCAGTTCTTATAGCCTTACTTTAAAACAGTATGGTATGGTCACTGAGATTTGTGAGAAAGATGTTTGGGATGTTGGAGAAATCTATAGAAGCAAAATGATTGAAGCTATGGGTCTCCGATGGGCTGAATTTTTCGATGCAACTATTTATAGTGAACTCGAAACTGCAACGCCTGGAACGACTGAAACACTTTCCAATGCACTTGCTTGCACCCCCTCGCTTAGTGGCAGTTGTTGCAGTGATACCAGTCTTATTGACTTTTATCATGCGGTCAACAATCTAGTTGCTAGCATGCGGGAAGGTACGACCCCTTACGACCCTGACTATATGATTATTTCCCCAACTGTTGGAAATATCCTGAAACGTATGCAAGAACCAACTGTTCAACCTTGGGCTTCTAGCATTATCAAAATCGATAGTGATGGAAAAGTTGCAAGTTTCAATGGTCTTAAGGTCATCGAGTATTGTGGAGCAAACTCTTGTACTGACTTAAGTGGCCAAGAAGTCGCTATT